CTATAGCGGGTCTCTGGATGAGACATTGAAGTTTCTCTCTCCCGCTATCGAAAGGTACCCGTTGATTGCGAAGCTGATCTCTACCGATAAGACCATCGCCGAGGATCGTGTAAAAGTAAAAACTGCCGGGAACCTGCTGAATGTGTATTACAAGAAGCTGGCAACCGGCAAATAATGCGCAAGGAGGAGGATATATAAATGGCTAATCACGGCGTATATGTTTCCGAACAGGCCACCAGCGGCAGTACTCCTGCTGTTGCTGAATCGGGCATTCCATTTGTCGTAGGTATTGCGCCTGTACAGAGCGCCGGTTCGCCGGCCGAAGTCGGAGTGCCTGTTCTCTGTAGAAGCTTTGAAGAAGCAAAAGAAAAGCTTGGCTACTCGGATAACTGGAATGACTACACCTTATGTGAGTTCATGTACTCACACTTTAACCTTTACGGCTGCCAGCCTGTCATTTTCGTAAATCTGCTTAACCCGGAGACAATGAATGAAGCTGTCGCTGCAGCTGATAAAGATGTTGTTAATCACAAGATCGCACTTCCCATTGAAGCCATCGATGATGCAACGCTGGTTGTTAAACCGGCCGGCGGATCAGGAAACGCCTATGTCAAAGACACAGATTATGCTGTGTATTATGAAGGCGAATACTGCTACATTGAGCTTCTGCCTGACGGTGCTGCATACAGCGCGGAAAGCCTGAACATAGCTTATAAGAAGGTTACTCCCGGTTCTGTTAATGCTGCGGCCGTCGCAACAGGAATGGAAGCGATTGAGCAGTGCATGGCTACTCTGGGTATCGTTCCGGATCTCATTTGCGCTCCTGGTTTCTCTCAGGAAAGCGCTGTTGCTGCAGTTATGGCAACAAAGGCGGCAGGCATTAACGGTATGTTCAGGGCAAAAGCGCTGATTGACATCAGCACTGAAGCGGCCGGCGGAGCTGATGATTACAGCGAAGTAGTAGCGCTGAAAAATTCAAAGAACTTCACTGATGAAAACATGATCGTTTGCTGGCCGCTGCTGAAGCTCGGAGATAAGACTTTCCACATGTCGACACAGCTTGCTGGCCTGATTGCATCGGTCGACACCGGGAATGAAGGTTGCCCGTATGAGAGCCCGTCCAATAAGAGGTTCCAGTGTGACGCCATGGTTGTTGCGGACGGAACGGAAGTCAACCTCACATTGGCACAGGCCAATATCCTTAATGCCGGCGGCGTAGTTACTGCGCTGAATTTCATGGGCGGTATGGTATGCTGGGGCAATTACACCGCTTGCTATCCGAATAACACGGATGTCAAGGATTATTTCATACCCTTGTCCAGGATGTTTGATTGGCAGGGCAACACCCTGATTAAGACCTTCTGGAGCAAGCTCGACAAACCCATGAACCGCAGGCTGATAGATTCGATCGTTGATGCCAGCAACATATGGCTAAACGGTCTGGTTGGCTCTGGCTATCTGCTCGGCGCTCGTGTCGAGTTTAAGGAAAGCGAGAACCCGCTTACCAATCTGATGGCCGGCATTATCAAAATCCATATCTACAATACCCCGCCGAGCCCGGCACAGGAAATTGACTTCGTACTTGAGTACGACGCCAATTATGTGACCGCTGCACTGCAGGGTTAAGGAAGGAGGAATAATAGATGCCGAAATTCGATGAGAGCGTCATAAATTTCGCGGTATATGAGGACAGCGTTGAATATCTCGGAATGGCTAAAGCTACCCTCCCCGACCTTACCGCTCTTACGCAGTCCATTTCCGGAGCTGGCATTGCCGGCAATATTGAGGCTGTAATACTCGGCCATTTTGACGCTATGACCCTCACCCTCAATTTCCGGACCACGACAGAGCAGGCCATTAAGCTGTCCGAACCTCGCAGGCACATAATAGATTTGCGTGTTGCTCAGCAGGTGGAAGACACTGTTGGCGGTGTAGTCACGGTGCAGTCGGTAAAACACCTTTTTGTAGTTGTGCCAAAGAGAGACGCCGGCGGCTCGATCGCCCCCTCTTCTCCTACAGATGGATCCGGCGAATATGCGGTCCGCTACTGGGCTACTTATATCGACGGTGTAAAGAAGAGAGAAATCGATCCGCTCAATTTCATTTGCTATGTCAACGGTGTTGACTACTTGGCCGATGTCAGGAGAGTTCTTGGTAAATAACCAATAAGCCCGGGGCGGCAAATGTCGTCCCGGGTATTTTATGTATTTAAGAAAGGAGATTAACCATGAGTAACGATGTTAAGAAAGAACAGGTTTATGTTGATGCGGATGAGTTTGCTGTTGCAGAGAAAGAAGCTGTAAACAGCGATTACACCTACACGCATAAATTCCGTAAGCCCTTTGAGTACCAGGGCAAGACCTATAATGAGCTGACCTTTGAATGGAGTAAGCTCACAGGTAAAGATGGACTGGCGATTGAGAATGAGCTGCAGCAGCTCGGGAAAGCGGTTATTGTACCGACTTTCTCCGGTGAGTATCTCATTCGCATAGCAGCCAGGGCATGCACGGTTCCGCTTGGAGCTGATGCTTTTGAGATTATGCCGATAGCCGACTATAACAAAATCAGGAGCGCTGCGAGATCTTTTTTACTAAAATCGGAGTTGTAATCGGCGATGGCGGATCATGGCTCCGGAGGCAATGCCTTGTTTTGGCAAAAACAAATAACACTCCGGTACCTTTTTGGCTGTCTTTAACACTTCCGGAGCTGGTTGACTGGATCAGGGACAGTAATAAACTTGTCGAAGAGATGAAACAGGCAAATAAATAACCGAAAGGAGGGCCGTGATGAATAAATTGATTGATTTGACCGGAAAGCGCTACGGGAAATTAACAGTAATAAAAAGAGCTGAGCAAAATCATGTATCACCATGTGGCACTGTTTCTGTTGTATGGGTTTGTCAATGTGATTGTGGGAATATTGTTTTAGTCCTTGGTAAAAATCTACGATCCGGCAAATCAACTAACTGTGGTTGTATTCGAAAAATTAATCTTCCAAAGTCTCGCAGAACGCATGGGGACTCTCGTAATTGCAGGTTATATCGTATATACCACGATATGATTAACAGATGTAAAAACCCTAACACAGAAAATTATCATCGTTATGGAGGTAGAGGAATATCTGTTTGCGATGAATGGCTTAATAGTTACGAGAAGTTCAGAAATTGGGCCCTCCTTAATGGATATACTGATAATTTGACACTTGACCGCATAAATAATGACGGTAATTACGCACCGGATAATTGCAGATGGGTAACTCACAAAGAGAATTGCCAAAATAGACCCACTGATTACTTAAAAAGGAGGGTCGTAAATGGCATCCAGACGTGAATATGAGATGCTCTTTCAGCTGAATGCCCAGTTAGGCGGCAGCTATAACAGCACCTTTAAGACTGCACAGAACGCAATTGCTTCCATGCAGAAAGAAATAGCGGCCCTCAGCAAAACACAGTCGGATATATCCGCATATCAGAAACAGCAGAGCGCGGTTGAGGCCACTCAGAAAAAGCTCGAAGTGCTTAAGCAGCAATATGATAATATCCAAAAGGAGATCGCCGAAACCGGTACTTTTTCTGCTACTCTTGAAAATAGGCTACTGTCGAAGCAACAACAGATTGATAGGACATCTGCTTCCCTGGAAAATCAGACGAAAAAGCTGGAGGACATGCGCCGCGCCTTGGTAGATGCCGGCGTTGACGTCTCAAACCTCACTGGAGAAACCACAAGGCTTGGGAATCAGATTGATGAACTTCGGAAAAAGCAGGAGGAGGCTGCGGACCAGGCTAATAACTTTGGTGCCAAAGCCTCCGCTGCTATTAGTGCTGTTAGCCAGGCGTTGGCATCAGCCGGCATTGCAAAAGCTCTGCAAGAAATATATGATTTTTTCGCTGCGACCGCTGAAGCATCCATGGGTTTTGAATCAGCAATGACGGGCGTGGCGAAAACTACCGATCTGACAAATGAAGAGCTGGCTGCAATGTCAAGGGAAATAAAGCTTCTTTCAACAGATATTCCTGTTACTGTTGAAGAATTTGCTGGCATCGGTGAAGTGGCTGGACAGCTCGGCATTGCAAAAGAAAACCTGCTCGACTTCTCTACTGTTATGGCGATGTTGGCGACAGCAACGACCATGACGGCCGAAGAAGGAGCGACTTTGCTGGCTCAATTCGCAAATATCACCCGGATGGATCCGTCATTCTATTCCAATCTTGCGAGTGCCATAGTTGCCCTGGGTAACAATTATGCCACAACTGAACAGAAGATAACAGAAATGGCCCAGGGCATTGCAGCCAGTGCTTCCCTTGCGGGAATGTCCGAAGCTGACATGGTGGCATTGGCAGCGGCCGTAACATCATTGGGTATCGAAACTCAAGCAGGTTCGACCGCCATGAGCAGGCTTATATCTACTCTTATGACTGCTGTTGAAACTGGTGAGGACCTGGAAGAGTTTGCGAGCATTGCCAACATGACGGCCGAGGAATTTACACGGTTATGGGGAACTAACGCAGTTCAAGCTCTGCAGGCTTTTGTTGTCGGCCTGAATGATACGGAGAGAAACGGCAAGAGTGCAACGGTTGCCCTTACGGAACTCGGTATAACCGAAGCACGTATGCAGCGTATGATTTTGTCTCTTGCCAACTCCGGAGATCTCCTTAACCGTACCCTTGAAACGGCCAACCAGGCATGGAGTGAGAATACTGCGCTCACTAAAGAGGCGGAGCTTAGATACGCGACTACTCAGAGCCAGCTCACCATGATGCAGAATTCATACAACAACCTGAAGATTGCAATAGGCGACAATTTCACGCCTGCTCTCAGCGGCTTGTATGGTGTTGCCACGGATGTCTTGAACAGCATCACGGAATTTGTGGAGAAGAATCCCGAGCTGGTAAAAGCAATCACTGCATTCATAGGAGTGATTGGAGTTGCTACTGCCGGCCTTACTGCTTATGTCGCGGTAACGAAGGTAGCCATTCCATTGATGCAGCTGTTCGCGGCCTCAATACCAGGTGTGAACATTATAATGGCGGTGACTGCCGGTGTAGCTGCACTGACAGGTGTAATAGTCGGGCTTACTGCTGCAAGCAAAAGGCAGAGAGATGAAGCCGCGGAATTAACGGCTGTCTCCAGGGAGCAGTATTATAGGCTTCAGGAACTTAATGATGAATATAAAAAGGCTGTTGAGCTGTATGGAGAAACCTCCTATGAAGCACAGGCGCTCCGCTGGGAGATTGAAGATTTAACAGCCGAATATGAAGCCGGGAAACAAAAGCTGAGCGACTATAAGGCAGCTCATGAAGAGCTGATGCAAAGCTACAGCGAAATGACCGCTTCCCATTCCGAGACAGCAGGAGAAATCGAAAAAGAACACCGGAGCACCTTGGCGCTGATCGCCAAGCTGGAAGAGTTAACTGCTACTACCGACAGTGCTGCGGAAAACCAGCAGGCCATACTTTCCATCATCGAGGCATTGAATGAACAGGTACCTGAGCTGGCATTAAACTATGAAGACGTGGTAAACCCCGCAGGTAAGTTTATAGATTCTATCTATGCCATTGCCGAAGCTCAAGCTGCTCAGGCCAAACTTGAAGCTCAATGGAAAGAATATATTGACCGTGTCGGCCAGCATGAAGCACTGAAAAGCGCAAAGGAAGCCGCTGAGCAAAATGCCAGGATTGCACAGGAACAATATGAGAGTGCAAAAAAGGCATATGATTCGGCGAAGGCCTTAACTTATAAGGATTACCGCGGAAACGCTTATGCAAATGCTGCAAGAGAAGCGGAAGAGGCTTACAAACGGGCAAAACAGGAGCTTGAGGTATACAATGAGGCCCTTGATGAAGCTACCGCAGCATATGAAGAAAATGCGGCCAAGATAGCCGAGCTTGAAGAGGCCTTCCGGTTATATCAGAAAGCTCAGGAGGAAGCGGCCGCAACAGGTGAAAACTTCCGTGAGGTTATCAACTCCGTAAAGCAGGAGATGAACGAATTAGCGGCTGCCTATGAAGAGGCCTATAACGCTGCTCTGGATAGTATATCCGGACAGTATAACCTATGGGATGAGGCCGCTGATATTGTTGCAACAAGCGCATCAAAAATCAATTCAAACCTTGAAAGCCAGATTAACTACTGGCAGAAGTATAATGAAAACCTTGAAAAGCTGAAGGAACGCAGCGCGGACATTGAAGGGCTTAATGAAATGATAGCCAGCTTTGCTGATGGCAGCGCAGAAAGCGTAAATGCCATAGCCGGTATGGCTAATGCCAGTGATGCGGATCTGCGGAAGATGGTTACCAACTGGCAAAAGCTGAAGCAGGAACAGGAAACCGCTGCCGGCAGTCTCGCGGAGATTGAGACGGAATTCAAGGCTTCAATGGACAATATCCAGCAAGAGCTGGAGGCTACCATAGCTGAAATGAATCTCAGCGAGGATGCTGCAAAAAGCGCTAAACAGACCATGCAAGGCTTTGCTGATGGTGCAATTGATATGTTGCCGACCGTCCAGGAAGCTTATAAACGCGTGGCACAAGCAGCAATAGCGGCCATTGATTCGCAACTGGAAATAAGAAGCCCGTCCCGCGTAATGGAGCAAAAGGCAGAAATGACATGGGCTGGTTACATCAATAAAACCCGGGCTTTGGAACCGGAAGTGACGAAAGTTATGGCTGAAATAAGCATGGCCGGTATTGAAGCATTCCCTTCATTGGCAAGGAATGAAGCAGTATCTGCGCAGCCCGGGCCAAGTGTCGGAGGCAACCATATCATCCTGACCGTATCTCCGTCCTACAGCATTTCAGGAGTTGGTAACACGTCCGATATAGCGACTGTATTAAAAGAGGCTGCCAGCGATCTGAAAGATTATATCCTTGATGTTCTTGAGGATGCTGGAATTGACTCGGCGAGGAGGGCATACGCATGAGCAGAACCTATACTACTGTACAGGGCGATATGTGGGACAGCATAGCACATACACAACTGGGAAGTGTGGCTCATACGGATAAGCTGATGAATCTCAATCCGGAATACCGGGAGTATTATATCTTCCCTGCAGGGATAACACTCGTGCTGCCTGATGTCGAGGAAGAAGCAACTGATACAGCTGCGCTGCCTCCATGGAAGCAGGTGAGCGGATGAGCGATAAAGATTTAGCAAGACGCACGGATGCGGAAGTCTACTTTGACGGTGTGAACATTTCCGCATCCCTGCGGAAGTATTTAATCTCATTGACATACACCGACAACGAAGAGGACGAAACTGACGATCTGCAGATCCTGATTGAAGACCGGGACGCTGTCTGGTTAGAAAAATGGCTGAACGTAGCTATACAAGCTGCGACTTCTGGTAGTCCATCCGGAGGGTCATTGTATAAAGTTACGGCCAAAAGCGGGTTGAACGTGCGCAGCGGTCCAGGAACGAATTATAAAAAAATCGGAGCTCTTTCCTACGGGACACAGGCGAATGTGATTTCTATTTCCGGAGGATGGGCGACCATAAAATATAGCGGTCAGACAGGATATA